GGTTAGCAACAGTATACTTGAGAATGAGCGGGTAGTCATTCTTGAGATACATTTCAATGGACGGGCAGAGACTCGTGCACTTCGTGAATAACACGAGATGCTTGAGCTGGAAAATGCCCTGTACGACTTCCGTGGCACTGCCAGACTTCTGTACCTTCATCGTGTTGTTGTTCTCTGACATAATAGTCTCCTGCTCGGCGAAGTCGCCCTCACACTTGAACATGAGGTCAGTGCCTGAGCTGGTAATCTCCACATCCAGCTTCTCGCCGAGGGCATTCATGTCACGGCAAATCTTCTGGAGGTCCAGGGACGGCATGTGGATGATATTGCTAAAGTTCAGATTGGGAATCTGGATTTCATCGACGTTTGTGTCAAAGAGCTTGAGGAAGTAATTCGTGACCGTGGACTTGTCCGAATTCTCCATACGAATGCCGAGCTTATTGGGATTGGACGCAGGGAGGTAAAGCGTCAGCGAATCGTTGTTGCCCATCGTCTTAATGAGCTTAAACAGGTAAATCATTCCAGATTCGCCTCGGTGAGAATCTCCTTCAGTGCTTCTACGAGCGTACGGAATGCTCCCGCCTGGACAGTTCGGATTTCAAAGAGGTTTCCGTTGGCGTTGGGCTTGGCGGCACTCATCTAATGCCCGGAGTTGTTATAGCTTTAAGCAATCAGCCGCGTTTGTTTTTCTTAGTTTTTCTGGATTTGCCTTTGCCTTTTGGCTTCTTTGCAGTGGCTCTAATGGTAGTCCTATTATACAATCCAAATGCTTGTCTGAGTATGAGGGGTAGAAGTAATCTCGCGCCACAGACACCCCCATATACGGAGGGGTAGAAGCCGCCTGATTGGAGGTTTTTACTACGTTGTTTTCTTGTTTTTCTAAATTTATAGGGGACTGTGCCACAAGAGCAAGCCCTCATCTATTTTATATAGGGGGATATTAGAAATGTCTGGCACAAGACCAGGTCCAAATGGAGGAGAAGGAGGAGGAGCAGCAGGAGAAGGAAACGGTGGTTATGATCCAGAAATGGCTAGTTTAGCTAAGGCATTTTCAAAAGCAAACGCTGGGCGTGGTGCAGGCAATGACCCTATGAACGCTTTGGCGGCAGGAGTCTCTAAGATGGGAGTACGGCCTCTTCAGTTTGGTTCTAATAAGTCAGCTTTCCGTAGAAGAGGTAAGGAGTACCATTGTGATTTTCCCGGATGTGGATTTACAGCATCAAGTATAGGTACATTACACATACATGGGAGGAGTCATGCAGATAAGATAACCAGTCTTAATGGAACCATGGGCAGCGGAGGCGCAGCAGCAGGTGGCGCAGGCGCAGCAGCAGGTGGCGCAGGCGCAGGCGCAGCAGCAGGTGGCGCAGGCGCAGGCGCAGCAGCAGGTGGTGGTACAGTTGGTGGTTGGGGTGGAGAAGAACCTCCAGGGGGCAACGGTTGCAAATCGCGCAAAACCCGCAAAAGCCGCAAAGGCCGCAAATCGCGCAAAACCCGCAAAAGCCGCAAAGGCCGAAAGATCCGCAAGAGCCGCAGATAAATAAAAAGTTGATTTCCCAAGGGGGGAGCCTTGATAGTCCCTTTACGATGACTAGTGCTCCTTTGAAAGATGCGAACGGTGCCCAGTATAAGAAGCTTTCTCACCGAGAGCATATTCTGGAGCTGCCCGATACCTACGTCGGCAGCGTAGAGACACACGAGGAGTGGCGCTGGGTCTTGGATTGTTCTACCGATGCAAATGCTGGAAACCGTATGACCCACAAGAAGGTGGCGTTCAATCCTGGCTTTTACAAGCTCTTCGACGAGCTCATTGTAAATGCCCGAGACGCTCTTGTTCGCTCCACAACGACCCAGAATCCCATTAAGCACATCGACGTCCGCGTCCTTGAGACGGAGACCGGCGCACTAACCATCAGCGTCGAGAACGACGGCGAGGGCATTCCTATTGAAAACCACGCCGAGCACAAGGTCTGGGTGCCAGAGCTGATTTTCGGCCACCTCCTGACGAGCGGCAATTACGACAAGTCCGAGGAGAAGATTGTCGGCGGCAAGAACGGCTACGGCGCAAAGCTCGTGAACGTATTCTCTAACGAGTTCAAGGTAGAGGTCCGCCATCCCGCCTCCGCGCAAAAGTATGCACAAACCTGGACGAATCACATGTCCGTCTGTGGGAAGCCGTCTATCCGTGCCGACAAGGGCAAGGGCTTCGTCCGTATTACCTATACTCCTGACCTCACCAGGTTCGTGGGGTTCGTCAAGGATGACATGCTGAATGTGTTAAAGACGCGCACGTATGAGCTGGCGGCCCTCTGCGGCAAGGACGTCAAGGTCAGCTGGAACGGCACCACCGTCGCCTCCAATACCTTTGAGAAGTTCGTGAAGCTCTTCTTGAGCGAGGGCTCCTCCGCCCTCGCCTACGAGAAGTGCGGACCCAGGTGGGAGGTGGCAGCGGTTCTCACGCGCAACCTCTATTCTGACGAGGGCTCTAGTGCCGACGAAGGCGCTCGTGCGGTGAGTTTCGTCAACGGTATCAACACGGCCAAGGGCGGCAAGCACGTGGATACGGTGACTCGCCACATTCTCGGCGACTTCTGCGAGGCGGCGGCGAAGAAGAAGGTGCCCGTCAAGCCTGGCCAAATCCGCGACGCCGTCGTCTTCTTCGTCAATGCGACCATCGTGAATCCGTCCTTTGACTCACAGACGAAGGAGTGCCTTACCACTCCCGCCGCCAAGTTCGGCAGCGTCTTCAAGTCCGAGAAGGTGGCCGACGGCCTCATGAAAATCGGGCTCCTCGAGGAGGCACAGGCGGCGATGGACGCAAAGACGGCCAAGGAGGCGAAGAAGACCGACGGCACGAAGCGCAAGACGCTCCGTGGCTTCCCCAAGCTGGAGGACGCGCTCTGGGCAGGGACGGCCAAGTCCACCGAGTGTACGCTCATTCTCACCGAGGGAGATTCAGCCGCCACCTCCGCCATTTGCGGCCTGAATGTGGTCGGCCGTGAGCGCTACGGCGTGTTTCCTCTTCGTGGTAAGCTCCTGAATGTGAAGGACATCAGCCAGGAGAAGTTCAACAAGAACGAGGAGCTGACCGCCATCAAGGCGATTCTCGGCCTTCGCCAAGGCCAGAAGTACAAGGACAAGAAGGACCTGCGTTACGGTCGGGTGATGGTGATGGCCGACCAGGACCATGACGGCTCACACATCAAGGGCCTTCTGATGAACCTCTTTCACACCGAGTGGCCGGGCCTGATGCAGATGGGCTTCCTCTGCTCACTCGCCACTCCGCTCTTGAAGGCGACGAAGCGCAGCGAGACGATTTCCTTCTATTCCGCCGGCGAGTTTGACCGCTGGAAGGACGGGCTCGGTGCAGCGGCGGCGGCGTCCTGGAATCTGAAATACTACAAGGGGTTGGGCACGAGCACGAAGCAAGAGGCGCGTGAGTGGTTCGAGCGTCTCACCGAAATCCATTACGACTGGGACGACAAGACCGATGAGGCGATGTCCCTGGCATTCAACAAGAAGCGCGCCGATGACCGTAAGGGCTGGCTCGCCGAGTATGACCCTCGGCGCATCTTGGACGTAGGCGCCGGCGGACATATCTCTTACACCAGTTTCGTGAATGACGAGCTAATCCACTTCAGCAATGCCGACAATCTCCGCTCTCTTCCGAGCGTCATTGACGGCTTCAAGCCTTCTCAGCGCAAGGTGCTCTTTGGCTGCTTCAAGCGCGGTTTGCGGTCGGAAGTGAAGGTGGCGCAGCTTGCGGGGTATGTGTCAGAGCATGCCGCATATCATCACGGTGAGGCTTCTCTGTGCGGGACAATCGTGGGGATGGCACAGAACTTCGTCGGCTCCAATAACATCAATTTGCTCGTGCCAAATGGGCAGTTCGGCTCTCGTCTGATGGGCGGCAAGGACTCGGCATCGCCAAGGTATATCTTCACTTACTTGGAGACAATTACCGATAAAATCTTTCGCAAGGAGGATGCTGGTATTCTTAAGCACTTGGACGATGACGGGATGATGGTGGAGCCGGAGAATTACCTGCCCATTATTCCCATGCTGCTCGTGAATGGCTGCGTCGGCATCGGCACCGGCTTCAGCACGGATATTCCTCCGTTCAATCCCGCCGACCTGCTCCGTGTGCTCCGTGACCGTCTGGCCGGTCGTCTGAGTAATCTTCGGTTCGTCACCATGAAGCCGTGGTGGCAGGGCTTCAAGGGCGAGGTGGTGGCAGGTGACTCGGAGGGCGCGTGGATTACTCGGGGCAAGTATACGCTGGATGGGGCGGCGAAGACTATTACCATTACGGAGCTGCCGGTGGGCGTATGGACGAAGGACTACAAGGGCTTTCTGGATGAGATGTGCACGGTGGATAAGGGCGAGCGCGTCAAGTCCATGGACTATGCCTTCGGCGACGACGGTGCGCCCCTTCTCAAGTCATTTGATGACCTATATACGGACGAGGAGGTGAAGTTTGTGCTCTACTTTGACCAGGACGGGTTTGAGGATATGAAGGCACACCCCGAGGACTTTGAGAAGCGTTTCCGCTTGAGTTCGACGTGGCGCACGACGAATATGGTGGCTTTTGACCCCGAGATGAAGATTACCAAGTATGCGAGTGTCGGGCATATCCTGGAATCCTTCTATGTGCCTCGTCTGGCGGCCTACGAGACCCGGCGCTTGAAGGAGATTGAGCGTCTTACCGGCGAGGCGGTGGAGGCGGATGCAAAGGCACGATTCATTAAGGCGGTTCTGGCGGGGACCATGGAGTTGCGGCGGGCTACCGACACGGAGATTGTGGCGGCGATGAGGGCGCACGAACTACCGGCACTGTCTGGCTCACCGAAGGACTCAAAGGACGGAGCAGATACCTCAGTGGATGGATGGGAGTATCTCCTACGGCTACGTATGGACAGGGTGAAGGCATCCGCCGTAGAGGATGCAGAGAAGGCGGTGATGGTCGCAACGGAGGCGGTGGCCAAGCTACAGGCAACTACGGCAGCACAGCTGTGGCTGGCCGACCTCGAGGAGTTTGAGGTTGTATTGGAGAAGATGGGGGTTGCTAGGGCGGCTGCCTGTTCTACCGGCAAGCGTCCAAGCGGAGCAAAGACTGTTAAGTCGAAGGCCAAATAGGCCTAAGCCTGATGGTCTAAGTCATCACATGAAAGTGTTAAAGGGTAAGCTTTTGGACCCTGACCGAGTTAGATTCACCGGCCTCGCCATAGGTACCGGCAGAGTGTCAATATCTTTGAGGTAATACACGTAGTGGTCTACGGCAGACAAAATATGGGGCACAGACCAGGCACTCACACGGTCATTTAGCTCCGCCACCTGACCGGCAATGTCATTCGGCATGTTTCTTGCATATTGATAATACAAGGCCCGCATAATAATCTTCAGCTCGTCGACCGACTGGTCGTCAATAACATAGCCCTTCGGCTGACTTTTTTCATATACTTGTTTCCGTATATTGTTCTGAATAACTACGATGTTCTCCTTTGAGAAAAAGGAGTCGCTCAGCGGGGAGTGTTCCCAATTGCCCCGTAACATATCACCGGTGAATTTATCTTCACTTGTGCGTTCATAGCCAAATCCGGGAAAGGAGTCGGCCTTTCTTCCATCCCCCAGGGGCGACGCCCCAGCGGGGAACGAAGTTCCCAGCGCGGTTCCTGGGCCACCGGCAGAAGGCGGGCCTGATAAATTCACTCTTCCAACGTAGCCACTCATCTCTAGTATTAGTTTATTTTCTAAGTATACAATATAAAATGAACACGGGTGCTTTTCCTTCTCGTGCTGGCTGGAACCAATCTGGTGGTGCGCATTTCATTGTGATGACGCAGTTAGACAACACCCACATCAACAAGCTAAATTCGGCCGGCTCTAACTCTGGCGGTGCGTTTGTTGGCCCTACGTTTGCGCTTGTTGCGGCGAACGATGCGGCGATTGGCCTCGGTGCTGCGGATGTGGCGGCTGGCAAGCTGCTGAAGGACATGGGCAAGACGCTGGTGTCGTCTGGCCGCACGTTCCGCAAGTTCCAGGCGGTGGGCACTGGTGCCGTGAAGTTTGCGTCGACGTTTGGCGTGAACGGCGCGGGCACTGTTGCGCCCAACCCTGGCTACGGCTCCTTCTACCTGGAGGTGGGCCGCGAGGGCTCTGCGGGTGCGACGGCGGTGCCCGCCCCCATCCTCCGCTACTTCTAATTTTATAAACCCCATTCTAACTCCGGCTTTTTTTCTTGTATCTTAGTATAAGAAATGAACACCGGCTCTCACCCTGTCAAGGCTGGTTTTAACCAAAGTGGCGGCGCGTATTTCATGGTTACGGCGCCTAACGGTTTGACGCAAAGACTTGCGACTGGTGCTACAGTTGCGGTTGCGTATAATCCTACTGGCACTGAGAGCCACATACACCTGTTAGCCTCTGCCGGCTCTAACTCTGGCGGTGCGTTTGTTGGCCCCACGCTAGCGGTTGCGAGTGCTGCAGATGTGAGTGTTACCGTAGCGGAAGTGGGCCAGGGCAAGCTGCTGAAGGACATGGGCAAGACGCTGGTGTCTTCTGGCCGCACCTTCCGCAAGTTTGCGGCGGCGGGCACTGCCAATGCCAGATATGCCTCATCGTTTGGCGTTGTTGGTGCTGCCCCCACTGCGCCCAATGCTGGCTATGCCACCTTCTACCTGGAGGTGGGTCGCGAGGGCTCTGCAGGCGCGGCGACACCCCCCGCCCCCATTGCGCGCTACGTGTAAACACGCAATATACAAACATAAGATTTTTGCGAGAGGTTTGAAACCCCTGATAAAAATCATCCGATTACAATAGAATGGACTTCTGGGTCATATTATATAGTTTAATCTGCGTCGTCGTTGGTGCCGGCTCTGCCTCCTTTTTATACAAGCGTGGTCAAAGCATGGCCGCCATGATTGCGCTCGTCCTCTTAATCCTCGTGTTTGTCTTCTACGGCCTCCGTTGGTTTCCTGGTGGAAATCTCAATGGCACGAAGCCTGCAGGAGGTGCCTGGCCTCCGATAGTGAACATGTGCCCCGATTTCATGGCGTCGTTTGTCGACTCTTCAAACAAGGTATATTGCTACGACGCCGCCAACATATACAATATGAAATCGGCGACTGCAGGCACGGCGGGACTTGCAGCCACTTCTCCTACCATAAACGGGGCTGCACAGGCCGCCTATCTACTGCAAAACCCTGGGGCCACGGATAAAAATCCCCTGAAAACAACTCTTAAAAACTCCGCCACAACTATCACACAAGACTCTAACGGTAAATATGTAAGATGGGAAGGAGTATGGGACGGACGCAGCATGACAACCGACCGCATTCCTTCTATCTAAAGTATTTTATGAGTGAAACCCATAGTATGAAGACAATATGCTTACATCCAACCATTGAAGATAGTATTCTCAAATGGTTTGCTGCAAGAACAACACCCGCCGTGTTTCTCGTGGGTCCGCCAGGTGTAGGGAAAACCACCCTGGCGTATCGTGTGATGGAGAAGATGAATATGCGTGTGAGCGAATTCAATGCCTCTCATACACGCTCAGGGGCGTGTTTCCGCAAGATTATTTTGCCCCTCTTACAACGTGGAGGAGTAATTCATATGATGGAAACCGGCAGCTCGGAAAAGGGCGGCCTCGGCGTTATTCTGGACGAGATTGACGGACTGAGCAGCGGAGAAAAAGGCGGACTCCAGAGTCTTCTCGCCTATCTGAGAGAATGGAAGCCGACGAATCCTGGCGTTCCCGTGATTTTCATCAGTAATACCATTCAACAACGGATGCTACAGATGATATCCAGATACTGTCTGACATTCAAGGTGGGCAACGCCGATGAAGGTCAAATCCGTACCTTGCTAGGAAAAGATGTCCCGCCGCAGTGGAAAACCCTCGCTGGAGGAGATTTGCGTCCTCTTCTGCGTGGTGAATATAGCGAGGCACATGGAGAAGTGGATGAAGATTCTCTCATAAATATTCCTGAGGGCGTGGTTCCATTGGCGAAATGGTGCCTGTATTCGGAAATGGACCCGTTTTTAACACTCGAGCTAGAGAATAATGACAGTAATTTGGCGGGGCTTGTGATTGCAGAAAATATACCTGACCGCCTGGAATGTGTAAAAGGAGATACGCGGGAGGCTTGGGACTTGTATTTGAAAATGTTCAAGTGTATTCAAGAATCCGATTATGCCGATTACTGGGCGTTTTTCTACCAAACGTGGCGACTGCTCGCGCTTTCGCAAGACGTCAAACTCAATACGATAAATCTTTTTCTCAGTAAATATGCGCCCTTCGTCGGCTCACCTCCCGCGGAAGATATTCGCTATACACCCGTGTTGACGAAACAATCCGCCCTCTTCAATGCGTGGAAGATGCTCTGTGAAATCAGCGATACACAAGGTGTTCCGATACGTCTAACACCTTCTGCATTAATCATGTCCGCCAATATTGAAGCCGCCAGTGGGGGCGGTGGGAAAAAGCAAGATAAGAAAAAGAAAGTGGATAGTATGTCATTCTCTGTCGTGTAGTAATTTCATAAAATGGAGTGGTTGTGTTCTTCCTATTCTATATGCACGCCCTAGAATCTGTTTTTCTTCTTCCTGTAACATTTTATGAAGAAGAATGACATGGGTGGCCGTGGGAATATTGATACCTGCAGCGGCGTTTTTGCTGTTTAACAGAAGAATCCGAATTTTAGACTTCTCAAAATCTTGTAACATATTTGCGATAACGTCCTTATTGCCTTGTAGGGTTGCTACCCTGTGTGAAGTTTGTAGACTTTCTTGTATTGCATTGAGTGGATTTTCATATCGACTGAATATAATAAACTTGCCATCAGGATTATCGTTTATAATTTTCAAGAGCGCCTCCATTTTCTTGGGAGGGCGAATGGGGGTTTGCGTTAAAGGATGCGCAACGCTGCCGTCGGTTATAGCGCAAAGTTGCGAAGGATGGAATTTCTCGCGGCAAAGAGGACAGGCCGGCGTTCGCCGCATCCACTCCAAAATACAATTCGCGCAAAAGATTTTAGAGCAACACGGGGTAATCACAGGTCCATCCGCCGCGTCAAAACATATGGAGCAACCGTCCTTCGAGGCTTCTTGGATTCGTTCGTTGATTTCTTGAATTTGTTTCTTAGACGAGGCGATTTTATCTTCCAGGGCTTTGAGCGCGGCGACTTTTGCCGCTTCCGTGGCGTATTCCTCTTCCTTCTTAAATGCCAGGAGTCGCTCCAGTCGTTCCAGCTCCTTTTTCTTAAAAATCGTTACTGCTTCCACTATCGACACGGGTGTATGACTACTAATACCGAGACTTTGTAGAGCACCTTGTAAATCACCAGCATGAAGCATACTCTGAATTTCTGGAGATATGACGGTTTCAATCAGTTGTTGTGTCAAAGGTGGTTCGCAGCGAATGGTTTCGGTGATGAGCGGCGGGAGGCTTACTGAGCTGTCCAGGAATTCGTCGGAATTGATGATAACGAGATGTCCTCTGAGGGGATGTAGAGATTTAATACGTTCTTGGAAGAATCCGTGGCTCTGGGTTTTGAAGAATGTGATATTTGGATGTGTGTCAATTTGTATCTGGAGAGAATCTCTGAGTGTTGGATGCAGCGCTTGAATAAATTCAGGCGGAAGTCGGCGTATTACGTAGGAATGATAATACTGATTGGATAACAAGATACTCGTATAACTTGCGGTCACGTACCATGTCATAACGGCGGTAGGAGTTAGGCACGTGGATTTAATAGTAATCGTATCGGCCTCGTCATAGAATACGCGACGCCACGTTGGCTGGGCGATTTCTCTGGCGGCAAGGGAATTCATGAAAATGGGTAAAAGGGTGTTGCTAATCAAGGTCAGGTGGGAGCCTTGTAGGTTGCTTATGAACGAATCTTTATCAAGGTCTTTTTGCGTCTTTAGGAAGAGGACTTTGAGGTTGGTGTGCTTGATTATGGTATCTTGCCATTGTCTGTAAATAGTATGAGGGACTATGACAAGAGAATCGTATAAGTTTGGGGACAGTTGCTGCGGCATAATGGAGAAACAGGCGGCGGTGCTTTGAGGATGTAGATTGCTCATGGGATTCGGCGGACGCAGCGGCTCTCTCGCCATTTGGCTTATATGGCCGAGGACCATGAACGTCTTGCCAACGCCGACTCGGTCGCCGAGGAAGGCGTATTGGCTGAATATGGTGTGGTCTGATTGAGGGACGCGGAATCCTGCACGTAGACCGATTTCCTTTTCGCGCATGGCTTGAATGGCAGTGAGTTGGTGAAGTTTGAGCGGAGTTTTCATATGCGGGGGCTGCTCGGCAATGGGCGACGTATCCGTAAGGGCATTTGAGAATGCTTGATCAAACATTTCCAAATGACTTCGTAAGGATTGTATAGAGTTCATAGTATCTTTTCTGAAGATTTAGCCTGGGGCCGGGTTTAGGCGGTTGAATAGAATGCTCGTAGTGCGGCAGGGCGAATAAAATCACGAATCTTGAAGCCGGTTTTGGCCACGAAGGGGTTTTTCTGCTCTCGCATGTTCTTCTTGTCAAATGTGTTCTCAGAATGACTGATGACCAACATGACTTTGCGAGAATCCAGTTGAATCATTGGATTACGGTAATTCTCCAGGAATGACCTCTCCTCTGCATGTGTCACCGTCTCATCATATAAATGCGTCTTCCCATAGGCACGGCGATAGGCCATTGTGCCGTTCGTGCAGTGATTCTTGTTATAGGGGCCGAATTTGTAGATTTCCTGGATATCCGTGTAAAACATGAAGATTTCCGAGGAGCCGGCGAGCTGGAATTGCGGATTCTGGATGAACTTCTGGACCACGTGGTGGACTCGGTCAGGATGATAGTAGTCGTCGTCGTCCATGGCCACGATAATATCGCCCTTCGACTCGGCATTCAGAATATTCCGCTTCGCTCCAATGAGGCGTTTCTCCTCCAGACGAATATACCGTATATTGGGAATTCCAGCGACGAGTGAAGATTCAAACACATCTTTTACACAATCTGTTCCGTCGTCTAGGATAATCCATTCCATGCGGTCCTTTGGATATGTCTGTGCCTTATAGCATTCAATCGTATACTGGAGAAATCTGCGACGATTATATGTGGGTGTTAGAACAGAAACGAAAGGTTTTGAGCATGCAGATGACATTAAGATATATCTGTGGGGGAGCTTTAGACTGATGGGCTCTGCTGGGTTAAGCCTTCTTTCTTTCCTCCACTATTTTTCCAAACATTTCTGTATTTTCCACGGCTTTTTCCAAGCTTTTTAATTCTTTGGTGGCCTGGCTCTTTATGAATTCCTCCGTATTTTCCTCAGAATATCCGAATAATCTTTGTATGAGTGTCGGCTCTGCATTCGGCAATAAATAATATGGCTTTAACGGAAGAAGTCCCTTCATAACAGGAAGATCCTCTTCATTTAGTAGTCCAATCATGTATTTGATTCTGTTATAAGTATAATATACACCGAAGATTGGGGCAAAAATGAAGGCGTATACAAAGGCTAGAATTCTGTATAAGATGGGTTTGTGTAAAAAGGAATTCGCCACGAATGAGGCGAATGTTAGCGCAAGGACTAGATATATAACACTTATCAAATATGTAAGTGCTGTCTTAATAGCGTCCCATACAATATCCGAGGTTGTGCGATTCATTATCTCCGCTTTTTTCTTTTGAGCATCTTTTTCATTCGCGCTTAGCGTTTGTTGCGAGGCAGCTATCCTTTGCTGAAGTGTTCGTAAATAAATATCTGTTTTTGTTTCTAAGTTTTCTTTGAAATTGATGGCTCGTGTATTTACTGTGGTGGCGGATAGCTTTACATTCGTGTTCCACCAGACAAGCTCTCCTTTTACATAATCAATTAACGCCCTGTATTCTGGTAACTTGTAATTATCGAGTTGTGCTTGAATGGCTGCCTGTTGTGCAGGAGAAGAGGAATTCCATCTCTTGGAGATATCAGATTTCTTATTCTTTTCATCGGTTTGTAGTTGTGTAAGAGTATCAAGCACTGTTTGCCGTGCAGCTGTTCGCAATGGTAAAGCGTCTTTTACTTCTTCATCTGTCGGCTGTTTTCCAAATAGGCCTCCCACGTTGGAAGTGATAGGCGCTGAAGGGAGGCTTTCATCTACGAGGAGGTCTGCCGGATTTAGGACAGAGGAAGCCATCTCTAACCAATCAAACATAAAATCTAATCTATAAATAAATGCCCGCAAATAACTGGGTTGTGGTGATTCCTTCTTACAATCGCGTTGACACCTTGAAAGATAAGACACTGCGTGTGTTAGAGGAATACAAGATTCCCAAGTCCAAGATTTATGTGTTTGTGGCGAATGAGGAGCAGAAGGCTCTGTATGAAGAGGGGGTAGGGAAAGATGTGGGTCATATTGTGGTGGGTGTAAAAGGGTTGGCGGAAGTTCGCAATGAGATTTTTAAACACTTTCCGAAGGGCAAGAGATTAGTATGTATGGACGATGATATTCGTGGGTTGATAGAGTTTGATGGCTCTAAGAAGCGCCATGAGCGTCCGTTGGTGAATCTTGAAAAGGTGTTCGAGAGAGGATTTGAAGAATGCCAGAAGGCTGGGGCCAAGTTATGGGGAATATATCCGTCGCCGAACGGGTTTTTTATGAAAGATAATGTGACTACGGATTTGCGTTTTATTATAGGAAGTTTCTGGGGCTGTTTGAATCCTGGCGACGATTCGGCGTATATGTTGAAGTTGGGACAGTTTGGAAGTGAGAAGGAAGATTATCAGAGGACATTACAATTTTGGGAGGCGGATGGAGCAGTTGTTCGCTTGAATTTCGTGTCGGCGAAGACGGCGTATTATAAAGAGCCTGGGGGTATGCAGGAAGGGGATAGAGTAGGAAAGCAGCGGAAAACTGTCAAAGCCATGATAAAGAAGTGGCCTCAGTATATCAAAATGAATCCTAGGAGGAAATCTGGATATCCTGAAATTTTGCTCGTGAAGCAGAAGGCTGGGAATGCTGTAAATGCTGTAAATGCTGTAAATGCTGTAAATGCTGTAAATGTGACGAGGAAGATTAAGCGTAGAGAGGACTAGAGAGTGTACTTGTTGTCGGTACTTGTTGTCGCCCTTTATAGGGCGTACTTGTTGTCGCCCATGCCCGACTCCACGAGGAAGAAGTTGAGGTTTTCTACATAAATATTGAGCTGATAAATGTACGAAGATTTAGGCGGTAGAGGATATATTTGTAAATCCAGTTGGAATTTGCGGATTCGGCTGCTATTCAACGAGCCAGCAGGTTGTGGCGTGGGGCTATTTAGCTCAAAAGTAATCACAGGAATATTTGTATCCGCCTGTCCTGCCAGATATTTATACGGTGTGAGCTTTGTGTAAAAGGATGTTGGTTTGAGCTCTTGGATTTCATTGCCATCAGCGAGGACTCGGATATATTGTAGAATATCCTTTTGGCCGGCGGGGACGAGGAGCCCTGTGGCGTTGGCGGTTTCTACGTATCGACTATCGTCTGCAACTTGTGTGACGATTTTGGGCCTCGTCGGATAATTTACCCAATTCGTGAAATTCGTAAGATTGTTTTTATAAAGTACAGAATCTGAGCGTCTAGGGATGAGTATAAGCCTTGTTATAGGGTTATGTATGTCCAGCGTTAAAATCTCGTTTTGATAGATTTCTGGATTCGGAATCAGAGTAATTTGACGGGTCACATACATCAGGGGTGCAGTGGCGAATAGAGTGCGCTCCTTTTCCGGGAGGAAGGCGTATGTCGTATGTATGGTCGGATTGCACGTCCAGGAATTCAAGGGAGGCAGATTTACTCCGAAATCTGTAAAGAAGTTGCGGAGTTGGCTGGTCGTATCACTGGCCGATATGAAGTCGGGGGTATTCGTAAAAGGATTGGTGGCAGTTACGGGATTTACACGATACCCCGAGGCCATGCGATGTCCAAATAAGTCCAGGGTTGTGAAGAGTTGATTGGCCGGTCTCAAATTCACCGTGATATCCACCGTATATGCCTGTAGCCCAACCAGCGGGAGGCCTTGGCCTTGTTCGGTAAACCAGAACGGAATGGGAACTTGAATTGTGGTGGCCGGAATAGAAGGCGTATTGCCTTGGCCGGGATTTCTTGAGTCAGCATACACCGTCGGGTATTCTCCATTGGTTGCCGTGCGATTTCCATACAAGCCATTGGCCGGGTCGTATAGTTCTGGCACATCGCCCACCATTTGTTGCCATTTGGCGAACTTGTCGGCGGGATAATCAACCAGTGCCCTTGCAATGAGATATTCTCCCGTGAATTCTTGAATCTTGTTCGGACCAACGGTGACATATATGGATTCTATCGCCGCCAGGCCAAGATAACGAACCCACTGGAATTCTTGTTGTGTCCTCGGACCGGTCGTTGGATTCGTCGCCTGATATTTACTGTAAATGGCCGGAATCTGGAAAGAAAAATACAAGTCGGTCAATAAATCTCCCACGCGGTCTATGCGCGCCTTTAGCTGAACGCCCTTGTCATACGGATAGTCCGTAGGACCGTCCATAAGCTTGGACGTTGTTTCCAGGGAAAAGTGCGTATATTTCTTGAAGGTCTTGTAAAAATAGGTCATATCTGGGTTTCCAGATAGGAGCACATTTTGTGAGCCGTAGGCTACAAGACTAAATAAACCTCCACCAGGCATCTCCTCAGATACGGGGGCTTGTCCATAGAGTTCTCTTCAAACTGGGGACTGGGGCCAAGGTTGAGCGACTGTTGTATCTGGGAATAACTAATGGCGTAAGAATAGTAAAAGAGGTTGCTGATATAGCCCGAGAATTTGCCACTGATATTGAAATTCTCGCCCGCGGGAATGCCACGTTTCGGCGCAGAGGTTGCATCAAAGACCGTAGAAGGTGTTGTGGAAGAAGGGAATAAGATGAGCGGCTGATAGTTCTGATAAGGCAGCGTGCCGTTGAATGTCTTCTTCGTGGCCAGATTTCCATTTACGTATACCTCCATCGTGTTATTGCGGAGGACTAGGGCGAGATGCACCCACTTATTGAAGGGGATACTCTTCACATCAATCGTATTGAACCACGTATCATATGTATTCATTACGACACGGAGAGTGGGGCCACCATCATCGGACTTTGTGCTGACAAATACACCGGGACCGCACAAAGGGAAGGGCCCAGATTCATATCCCTTGTAAAATACCGTTCTCCATCCAGCGGTATCTTCGTCATTATCGTCAGAAATATAGAGGAACGTCGTATAGGAAAATTCAATGCCGGTCAGTTGATTCTCGGATAAAGCGAGTGTTTTACTTCTTGCATTGGCCGGGTCTTGTTTTATAATTATCGTCTTTGCAGAAGATCCTGTGTAAGGATACACAGGAATCTTTGCAGCACTGAAGCTTAAATAAGCACGCCACATTTGCTCAACCACTAAAAAAATAAAGAAGATAGCCGCCGTGATTGCTAGCCCGATGACTATCTGAGGGAATATCTCTGTACTCGCGCTATCCATTCTATCATTAAATATAGAAGTTATCACGAGGGAGTCATAGCGCCCGTTGTTTGGAAAGATACATTTACGTTAAAGAGGCTTGCGAAGAAATCTGTTATACTGAAGCCGCCACCAGGTCCCGCCTGGTAATTCGTCCATACTTGGTCGGGACTGAGGGCGTAATTATAGAACTGGCCGCTGGAGAAAAAGCCCTTGAGATTTCCTCCGTTGCCATATCCAAAGGTGGCAGTTCCTTTGCCGCCCGAGTTTCCTAGGGAGAAATAGCCCTTGTATACACAAGAACGGGAGAGCTTTCCGTCAATGTATACATCAAGCGTCCTGCCATTGCCGACGACTGTAATCAGGCTCCAGCGCTGGTATTCAATGCCGTTGGCAATGTCGCACTTGTCGTTTTGGGTATACATCGAGCCAGAGTTATAGGAAGAAACAAGAGTTCGGAAGGGATACGAACTTGCAGTGCCAGTAACAACTCCGTTGTTGATTTGCGGGTCTGCAGGGTCAGAGCTATTCTGGCGGACAACGAGGCCTCCATTGGACGGATTTAATCCGACGAACAGCAGAGTCTTCTTTCTGCTGGCCGGTGTGGCGTTATAGGCGTCATCTGAGATATCTAGAAGATGCGCAAGAGGAGGGGAGCCACTTGAAACGGGGAAACCTTTGGTGTCGCTGACATATACCCAAAAGCTGACGCTATATTCACCGCCGTCTAGCACACCCGTAAGCTCTGTCTGCTTCACTGTCTGGGTTGTGGGGTCCGCCTTTGATGTGGGGACCGTACCGTCCAAAATAGAAACAGAAGCCTTTGCATACGATGACCCGTATAAGAAATTATACAGATAATATAGGCCTATTACAATTACCACGAATATCAATACTCCCATAACGAGCTTTACGGGCGCATTGCGAGAATTACTCGCCGAGGAATTATTAGACCCTTCCATTCTGTTAGCATTGAATATAAAAGGTAAGAACGTTAGTTCTTATCTTTTATGTTTCCGAAACTTTACTGAACGTTTGTTACATATACGGCAAAAGGGTTCATCGGTTTCACCACGGGCAGCTTATTACAATTGCCGAATAGGCATTCGGGCATGTCTACCTTGAAATCAAACGTCAGCTCGTCCAAGTAAAAGGGGACACCGCGTGTATTCACAAGAGACTCTACATCGGATAGAACGTCGGAGGTTGTCTGGACTTTGCGTATTCCAGAGAAGAGGCCGATTTTTCCTTTCCAGAGAGGATTGCCTGCAACCCAGCCAGCGGAATATGTGGTGGCGAGAGGAGGGAATTCCAGCAGTTTCGTCGCCACCGCCTTCGCCCCATAATACACATCAAAACGCCGTCCCTCTTTCACAATGGTAATCACCGTCCAGCGCTGTAAAGGTATTGCCGGAAGACTTACGCTTTCCATATACGATTGGCTGGAAGAAGAGGCAGTTTTCACCCGTAAAATAGCCGGGACGTAGGGCTTATCGTTTTGGGAGGTGTATCCAGAAGCCCAGAGTTGGATGCTGTCGCCATACGAGAGCAGTTTGGATAGATAATTTCCATTCGTTTCCGATAAATTACAACGACTACAGTCGGAAGAAGAGCATATGCACTTCTTATATTCATAATTATCGCACGACGGTTTGAATTCTGTCTCGGCTGTAGTACAATCCACCTTGGAAATCGTCTTGGGTGCCGACTCTACGAAAATCGCGAAGCGAAGCGACGAGGGTTCATTTGTCCAAGGCATATCGTCATATGATAATACGGGCGTGTTCCCCTTGGATAAATCATACAACGCAGTAGACCCTTGATATGTCGGCCTCTTCTGAATAAATTGGATTACAAAATACGATATGAGTAGAGAAAATGCTATAAATAGTATTGCCTCTACGAGCATTCTAATTCTAATGAATCATATAATTAGTCGCCGAGCCACAAACTATGAATGTTTGCGGGTCTAGCGCCCACAGCCTTGCGCCCCAGGCTCTGCACCCATGGGTCCAAAGTCTTCTTTGCGAGCAAGGGCGGGTTGTGCTTGTTGAACTTCGGGGTAAGAAATCGCCCTGGGCCAAACATGGAAATTCTGTAGGAACACTGTCTGAGAATTTGCCCAAGAAGGAGGGGCGTAGAAACGCTGATTCGCCGTTGAGCCGGCCAGTGAATTTAAGTTGAGCGTGGAAGGGATAATGCGTTGGAATGTCTGCTTTGCGTTAATAAACATGTTGAACGTCTTATCTTCTACAACAACGGTTACTCGGAAAGGTGTGTAAAAGGGAATATTGTCTATTTCTTTTATACTATAGGCTGTTCCTGAGCTGCCGGCGAAAAACGTGAGGCCGAGGTTATTCGTATCGGACAAATACATATACATGGAGCATTTGCTCTGCATGAATGTTTCTCTTCCATCGGCGGCACCAGGTCCTGCAGATAAATCGGTCGGGCCGGCTATTGGTGCAGATAAGTCACTTCCATACATATACGTCTTGTAAAGAATGACTCGCTTATTGGGCTCTGTGTCCGTCATTCTGCGAACGTATAAATCCACGGAAAACGAGAAATTGTTGGTGAAATCATACGATTCCAGTGAATCGCCTTGTTTCGGGACACGGTCTTCAGCGGGGGGCTGTACTTTGGAATTCCAATAGACCTTGTCATCGGTTGGTACAGCCACTCGGATAAGCCCTGCAGAGCCTGGCGTGAATTTGAAGACCGGTTTTATGGTAAAATGGACTAGGACGAGAATGAGGAAAAGAAAAAAGGTATATAGGAACACGTAAAACAGTACTTGCAGCGTGTAGTTCCCGTTTTCACTTGTTGCATACGATGTTGCATACGAAGTTGCAGATGATACTGCAGATGTAGTACTGGAATATGCCGAGCTGGCGCCTTGGCCGAGAATGCTCGCAATTGTGGTATTGCGCATATTTACAGGAGGAACACTCATACCTCTCTCTTTTTCCGGGTTATGTTAAATTTTCCGGGTCTGATTGCCTTAGCCTTACCCGTTCGGGTTGTAGCAAACTTACCCGTTCGGGTTGTATCAAACTTACCCGTTCGCGGATTGAATCCGATTTTCTTAAAATACTTTCTTGTCTCGCCATCATTACACTCTCGGAGCTTTTCTCTCAGATAGCAGACGAAAGATACACGACTGTAAGGCTTATTTGACCCGAGTGTGCCCGTTTCAGGGTCGTCCTTGTGTATCATAGGCAGGTCCTTGTTCGCCTTCTTATCTTCCGCCGTCTCATACAGAGCTGTATTACAGTGCCACTCATGAACGTCCATGGCCAAGAAATCTCCCGTTCGGATATCGAAGCCAATCTTATACTGCGGAAACAAGGTATAGCCGCCATGATAACTGCCGCGCTCAATGACCGACAGATTTCCGTATCCTTCCTTGAAATCTCCAGCGTCTCTGTGCAGCGCCGTTCGGAAGTTGCGATTGATTGTCACGGATGAAAACGACGTGTCCTTGATATGTAGGCTAGGCTTCTGCTCTGCCGCGACCTTTTGTATTTTGTATCTATCGGGGACCAGGACTTTGAAGCAGTTATCCAGCGCTCGTATGAAGGGGAGGCCGTGGTTATAATACTTCCAATAACGCATTGTGTAAGAGGTAAGGCGGCAAGGAAGTTTCATGAACGGCGTGGCATTGAAATAGCCGAGAACAGAGCTGAAAACATTGTTATTCACACGCATCTTGCCGTCATACGCAAAATGGCCGCTGATATGACTCGGGCTTCGCTTCTGCCAGTATTTCCCCTCTAAATCAATGGGTCCCGCCGCCGCGCCACGATTTCTGGAAGGCCCTGCAGTAATCCAGAAGCCTTCCCAGCCGATTTTCACTGTGTCAGGGTCAATGACCTGTTTGCGAAGCTTGGCGAGGAGTTTTTTATTGCCGTCCTTGTCCACCGTATAGACATCGACGTCCTCCTTGAAAATTTTGTCCACGTCGTTTTCGTCAAAGTACTTCCCCTCCTTCGCCTCAATTTCCTCATCGGTCATCGCCGCCTTCACAATCACCTCTTTCACAGATTTTTTCAAGGGCTTGGAGTTTTTAGGTATATGTAGGCCCAGATAAATGTCTTCTGGGAATTTATTAAGCTTATCAGAGCCCCCGCCTGCCTGTATAGGCTTCTCTCCTGCCTGTATAGGCTTCTCTCCTGCCTGTATAGGCTTCTCTCCTGGTTCCATTGCCTCTACTTTACCGCCCAGAGAATTACAGAAGCCAGTGTTGTCATTCCTACACCTATCGCAATTCCTTGTACACGGGCTTTCCAATCAGCTTCTGCAAAATCATCGGGCGTCCATATGGGAGAACGCTTTATAGAGCCGAGGCGCTCGTATCCTTTCAGCACCTGGTTTTCTGTGTATACGGGTTTATCCAGGGTTTTATTGACTTCATTGTGTAAAAGGACAGTCCATTTGAATAAATCGGACCGTTTGTCTAAATGCGGCACAATGGGGTATTTTTCCAAGTGCTTCACATAATGCTCTTTACACACAGGACACGGTATAAGAGTCTTCAGTGATTCATAGAAGTCTTTCGCGGCCTTTTTATGAGCGTAGGAAGGCTCAGGTGGGTAACCTAGTGCAGTAATATGGATTGTGTGCCAGAAGAATGGTCCCCAGACTTCGGGAGGTATATGCATTTTATCGGTAGGTCTAAAAAATGGTGAGAATTAATTACAGGAAAATGGACCGAGGGCGTCATCATCATTATAACAATATATGTACGAATTGCGGGGGGCAAGGTCATACATTTCGCCAGTGTATAGCGCCTGTAACAAGTTATGGGGTTATTATGGTTCGCCCACAGAAGGGTTTTGATGTTGCCACGGCGCTGTCGGCCAATTCTGGGCTAGTCACTGGGATGGAGAATCAGGCGCTGGAATTTCTTCTCATTCAGCGTCGTGATAGCCTGGGATTTATTGAGCTCATGCGTGGAAGATATAAGGTGACGGATATTGAATATATCCGCCTTCATATGGACGGCATCACTGCAGAAGAGCGCGAGAAGTATTGTGTGGGGCCGTTTGAGACTCTTTGGAGTGGGATGTGGGGCCTGGACCATTCGCATTTGTATAAGAACGAGTATGAGACGGCAAAGGCGAAATGGGAGCAGTTGAACAAGGGCGTTGCGGATGGCTCTGGACGTGTTTGGACGTCTAGAGATATTCTTGCGTCGTGCGGCCCCGCCCCCGCCACTCCTGAGTGGGGATTTCCAAAGGGTCGGCGAGATTCTCAGGAAAGCGACTATGTGTGTGCCATGCGTGAGATGTATGAGGAGACGGGTGTCCATGAGTCAGAGGTTGTGCCTATTCAGAACCTGGAGCCGTTGGTGGAATCGTTTTTCGGGAGCAATCACGTGCACTATTGCCACAAGTATTTCTTGGTCTGGGTTTCTCCTGAGATGGAAATCAAGTTCGACAAGGAAAATGACCATATGCGTAAGGAAATTGGGGATTTACAGTGGGTGACGGTGGAAAAGGGGCTGGGTTATATACGGCCAGAGAATGTGGAAAAGCGCGAGATTCTCTTACGTGCCGCGTCCATTTTCCGAAATCTGTGCCCGTTCCCTATTTTGAGGCGCGGCCTATAGAGGCGCGGCCTATAGAGGCGCGGCCTATAAGCTGCGGAACAATATGTAGTAATGAATTCTCTGTATATGTAGAATGGCCGCTGCCTCTCCTGAAGCACAGGACCTTTTGGAAAGGTGGCGGAAAGAAACGGATTTTGATGAAAGAGACGAACTACTTCATCAAATGGAGAGCGCTGGAATATTTCCTAAAGAGCAAGACCAATATGAAATGGACGGCGGCTTATATCCGGATTTAAGAGACCCCTCCTTCCTTCCAAAGCTTCTAAGGAAAAGAGAGTTCCAGGAATCCAAGCAAAAGTCTATAAAAGACAGTTTGGCCGAGGGAAAAGACAAATGTAGAAGCTCTGAAGATTTTGAACTGAGCTCTGTGCAGCGATTTGTGTCGCGTGTCTTATCACCCAGAACACCGTATAGCTCTTCCCTATTCTATCATGGCGTGGGTGTTGGAAAAACCTGCGCGGCCATTACCGTATGCGAGTCGTATTTGGAGGCGTATCCTGGGCGCAAAGTGTATATCGTTGCTCCTCCCAATATTCAGGAAGGATTTCGCAGAACGATTTTTGATATGGAGGGGCTTACCATAGGAAAAGGCTCTGTAGAAAATAGTCATCGTGGTTGTACGGGCAATATATATTTGGCGTTAACGGGAATGTATATGGAAAGAGACCCGAAAGTCATAGAATCTAAGGTGACGAAGCTCATCAAATCTCGCTATGAATTTTTCGGCTATACTTCTTTCTACAATCATATTCGCCGCATTATGGCAACTGTCCCTACAAAAGATTTGCCTGAAAAAGAAAAAGAGACTTATAAGCGTAATACACTGCGAGCGGAGTTTTCAAACCGTGCTATTATAATTGACGAGGCGCATAATTTGCGTGATATTGTTACAGCTGCAGTTGCAGTTGCAGGCGACGCTGCAGAAGGAGTAGCCGAAAAGCTAGGAGAAGAAGCAGAAGAAGCCAAGGATGATATTAGCCCACAGGACACAGAGGATTCCAAGGGTGGAAAAAAACTCACTCCATATTTACAAGAAGTCCTGCGCGTTTCAGAAGGTATTACCCTTATTCTAATGACGGCCACGCCTATGTATAATTCCTATGTAGAAATCGTCTTTTTATTGAATTTGTTATTATTAAACGACAAATTTCCTACTCTAAACCCTGAAGATATCTTTGATTTGAAGCGGGAAACGTTTAATGAGGAAAAACGTGGGAGAAAAATGCTGGGAAGAATTGCGTCCAATTATATCTCCTTCATGCGTGGAGAAAATCCTCTTACATTTCCCTTGCGTCTTGAGCCGCAATCAGAAAAGCGTGTAAAAATGTGGCCCGTGAGAACACCAAAGGGTGGGCCAATTGGAGCGAATACTTCAGAATCTTTGAAAGAGAGAAATAGAGTTTCGTCATTGCCTTGTGTTGGGTGTACCTTTTCGGAAGAAACGGAGGCTTTGTATAAAAGGAAGGCTTCCGAAATTGTATCTTCCGCTGAAGGCCTTGGCATTACAAATATGGACTTGCTAATACAGGCGGGAAATTGGATTTTTCCTGGCGAGGAAGGCGATGATATCCTAGACAGAATTCGTCAAACTGGGTTTGATAATACGTTTGTAAAAGAAAAACGAGGAATGTCTACCCAATTCCGTTGTAGGGAAGATTTGGATGCTTCTTGGTTACTAGAAGAGGAATTAAATAAGTCGAGCGGAAAGTGTGCAACTGTGTTAAAGCGTGTGAATAATGCAAAGGGGGTGGTGTTTGTCTATAGTCGTTTTGTTGCGAGTGGCGCCCTTGCTATTGCGTTTGCGCTAGAGGCGAATGGATATACACCTGCAACGGGGCTTCCTTTGCTTCTCGACGGAAATCAGGGCGTTGAAGGGCGTCAATGTGCTCTGTGTAATAGGAAGGAGAAGGGGCATGGGATAGTACAAGAAGAAGAAGGTCCTGCGAAAACGCAAAAGCATTCCTTCAAGCCCGCCAAATACGTGTTGCTAACGGGCTCTATGGAAATCTCGCCTGATAACGCCGCCTCCATAAATGCCGCCAGGTCGTCCAAGAATACGATGGGCGAGGAAGTGAAAGTGGTGATAGGTTCTCAGATTGCGGGCGAAGGTCTGGATTTGCGTTATGTGCGCGAAGTTATAGTATTTGACAGCTGGTATCACTTGAACAAGCTGGAGCAGATTATTGGCCGTGGTATTCGTAATTGTTCACATGCTGCACTGGATGAGACTCTGAGAAACTGCACGGTGACGTTGCTGGTGAATGCCTACGCCAGTTCTCCTGAGTTGGAATCGATTGATATGTATTCCTATCGTATGGCGCTGCGCAAGGCGATTACCGTGGGCAATGTGACACGTGCTCTGAAGGAATATGCGCTGGATTGTAGTCTGAATCGTGACGCAATTGTGGTGGAAGGACTGGACGCTGTTCCTGTGCTATACGATAGCCAGGGCGTGAAACGAGAAAATGTCAGTAGAAACGATACGCCGCTGACGTCGATGTGTGATTGGTTAGATAAGTGTCAGTATGATTGCTTATACGAATCCCAGGCAAACGTGGAATCCTCGGAAACGAAGCAGATGCCGATGAAGGTTTCGCTGGAAACCCAGGATTCTTCTACGTATGACGAATACACCGCCAGATATCAGTTACATACTCTTCGCAAATATATCCAAGAATTATTCGGCGAGAAAGAGCAGGGTGTGATTACATTTGATATGATTCGTGACCACTTTGGCACAATCCCTGAGCCGCTTTTGAAAACGTTGATGGCGGAAATGGTACAACAGAAAGAAATGAAGATTCGTTTGAATAGAGATGGTCAAATGGAGAGTGGGCGTATTTTATATAAAGATGGATTCTATGTGTTCCAGCCTGATAAGATACAAGATACGAGCATTCCTATTGCCATTCGTGTTGCGTCCATTCCTATGCAGAGAGACCATTATCAACCTAAGGCCATTGAAAAGGAAGAAAAAGAGGATATTGCTGCTCTCGTAGGGGAAGAGGCCTCGAAGAAGATTGCTTCAGGGGATGAAGATAGCGAGGCGTTGTGGGAGGAAGTGCTGGAATGGGTGGAGGAAATTCGTTCTGGGGGAGAAGTTGCGGGAGTGCCTGCAGGCATTCTTATGGAAGTGTCGAATTTGAAAGAATCCGCTGGCATTATTAAAGGCCAGGAAGAGCGTTTACAGATGATTGTCTGGTTATATAATAAGATTCGTGGCAATGAAGAAATGCGCAAAGTATTCGCCGATTGTGTTCTGGATTATTTCTGGGATGAGTTTATTACGCATGGAACGCGCAGAGAATTATTGAATATTCGTGTGGCGGACCCTCTTATTAAAAACGTGGCGAAAGATATGTTTTGGACTTTGGAAGGGAAGACGTATATACGATTTGTGAATTATAATAATGAAATAGAATATATCTGTATTGAAGATGATGGAAAGACATCGCCTTGTTCTCGTGCTGTTGCGGAAGTTTTGTCAAAGGAAGTGGGTGAAGACCCTATTTTGAAACGGCCGTTGAATACGGTGTCTACGGGATATGAGTATGGATTCATCCTATACAACCCCAAGAAGATGCGGTTTGTGTTTAAAAAAGGTCAGCCTCCACAGCCTCCTGCGTCTGCAGGAGCAAAGCCAAAAATCGGTCGTGGTGCAGAGTGTATTATTAGTTCGGCTACGCAGAAAGAGGCGATGTTATTAAAGAGGCTGGGAGAAACCTTGCGCCAGGCTGGAAAGGGAGATTTCGGGCTTGTACCTGACCCTCCTGAGAGTCAGCGTATCAAAAATGCCCATCGTATCTGTACTGTGTGTAATCTTGTGCTTCGGTATATGGACAGGGCCAAGATTCAAGGGCGGCGCTGGTTCTACCGTCCTTTGGAGGCGAAGATGTATGGACATCCTTTGCGTTAGACCTAAGGTCACGAAAGGTCTAAATCTGTGTAAAAGGATAATAGTAAATGCTATGGTTATGGCGAATGTATTTTCCAGTCCTTACATACGATATATGGTTTTATATATCGCATGTAATGCTTCACAGCAAGTTATTATATCCTATACACAGCATTCATCATCAGAAAGAGGAGCCGCAGTGGATGGATACGTATTTGGGACATTGGTTTGAGAGTCCTTTTCAAGGAATAGGTATGTTTGTGCCTTATTTGTTCTATGGGTATACCTGGCAAGAAACAGTGGGTATTTTAGCGGTCCTGAATATACGAGGAATGATGAGGCATGATAAGAGAACTGCCTGGTTGGTGGATGGGGGGCATCATTTGGAGCATCATCGGCGACCTCTATGTAATTATGGAGAGCGGTGGATAGATTGTCTGTTTGGAACACAGTCTAGTCCTCCCCCGTATTGCACAAGTAGGTCCGCCTTCTGGTTTCATTTGGAATCCTTCAACACGTTGGCGGTAAGGACAATATCGCATATAAGGACATCCTGGGCAATTTGTAGGATGTCCCTGCATTCCTTCGCTTTTATCTCTTTGCCTCTGACAAGGACAAGATTTCATATGAGGGCATGGCATTTGCCTCCCTTGTATCCTTTGTAAAGGATGCCTTACATTCCAAGGGTTATAGCCATACGCATACTCCAGCCCTAGATGCGAGAGTCCGTGAATTCCAACAATCATACCAAATGCCAAAATGAGCAATATGGCACGATAACTATCAAGGTTTGCTAGTGTTCTGTAATATGCTATAGTCAGAATAACCGCAACAAGAAACAATCCTCCATTCAAGCTATGGGCTATGATGGACGGATGAAAGTACATATTCTACCTCGGAGTGATTTCAATAAGGGCATAGAATGTTTTATGGGCCGTCTCTGCTTTAATAGTCTTGTCTCTTAATAGTCTTGTCTCCTAATACTCTGGTATAGAACGCAGACCATTATTGATATTTTCTGTGAAATCAATATATTTCTTCACTGTATTTAAATTTTTTTCTACAATATCCATATGTTTCATATAATAGTCTTCGGTAAGCGTATTTAATTTCATAAGAAGTTCGTCAAAAGAATAGTTATTAATAATAATCCAACCAGTTGTATCAAAGAAGTCGGATATATTAGGACATCCACAATACACTGGTATTGTTTTAGTAATAAGACAATCACATAGTTTCTCTGTAAAATAATTCTCCTGCATTGAGTTTTCAATAACAAGACTGAATTGAGAATTTTTAAATAACTCTAATTTGCTCTTCATAGACAACGTTGAATTTTTGTTGATTTGTTTTAAATTAGAAGAATGTGTGCTTATATAAAAGGATGTTGGTATAGATGTTATGCGCAATTGTTCATTGTATACAACTTGGCGAAAATGATGTCCTGGGGCCATTAACTTATTGCCGGTAACAGAAGTAAGTATGAATTTCTTATCAGCGGTATTTATAGAGTTATATTCATAAGCGTGAATCCACGTTGTTCCGAAAATATATTTGTAAGCATTCTTACACTTTTTTAAAACATCAGCATTAAATGTAAGTATGAATGCATATTTATGAGAAGAATCTATAATAGAATTTGCGGCAGGTATTATGGCCTCAGGCTCTATTTGTATATATATCGTCCTTTTATTTGTATTTGTGTAAAAGGAATCTTGTACGATTGCAGTAGGAACTTTCGGCAAAATTATCCTTTCCTTTGACACTCCGCCTGGATTATTTATGAATTCCAGACTCATTCTTTTTATTATAGGAATTCTTTATTATTGGATGAAACGCCTAAAAAGTGATTTGCTCCCTTAGGTAGAAGAGGGGTCCCAAATGGAGCAGATTGCCATTTTCGAAGAGAAGGTTGCCATTAGCCCTGCCGATTTACGCCCTGAAATTACGAATTTCGATGATATTCTCTTAGGAAAAGTGAAGAAGCTTTTGGAGGGGAAGTGCTCAAAGCATGGATATGTGATTCCTGATTCTCTGGAGCTGCTCAGCCGCTCTATGGGAACTGCAGAAAAGGGGCGATTCACTTCCGATTTCCTGTATTATTTGAAGGTGTTGGGCAAGGTATATAATCCGCCCGATGGCCTACAAGTGGAGGGCGAGGTGATTCGCAAGAATAAGATGGGTCTGTACGTGATTATCAAAGACGCCATTCGTATCATGGTTCCTCGTGATTTACATATCGGAAATGAGGAGTTTGATTCGATTGAGATTGGGGATAAGATTATTATAGAGATTAAGGAGTCTCGTTTCCAGGTAAATGATACACACATCTTGAGCATTGGTGAGTTTGTTGGCATGGTCAGCGGAGCATTGGGCGCCGAGGCTGCCTCTGCCTCTGCAGAAGAACAAGACGCTGATTCTGCCGAGGAGGCAGAAGAGGAAGAGGAGGCTGCGGAAGAGACGGCAGAAACCGAAGAGACGGCCGAGTAGAATGAGTCTGGTTAAAGACACCGATTTCGAAACGCGCAAGAAGGTGTTTGAGGAGATAAAAAGATTTAACCGGACGGAATTGGAGGAGTTGTATAAAATTCTGCGCAGGTCGGCGGAGGAGGTCAGTGAGAATCGTAACGGCATGTTTTTTGATTTACTTTCCGTGAAAGGCACGACTCTCGAGAAAATCCAGGAGCTGATTAAGTTCTGTATAGAGAATCGTGCCGACTTTGAAGTCCGCGAGAAGGCGATGAGCCAACTCATTGATTCTGCAGTGGCCTAAGCCTCCGTGGCGAATAATATGTAAGATGGACGAATTTTTCGCCGCAATTACCAAGAATCCGTTTAATAAAGAGTGTGTAACACCCTTTACGAAACAGGGTGCAGAAATCCGCAGCCTCACTACCTCCGATACCCTCTGGGGAGCCACTTCTCGTGCCGTTGTCCCTGCTCGCCTCACGACGGCGTGGCTCATGACGGAAGACCCGCTCATGCTCATTGCTGGGGCTGGGTATAAGGCGACGGAGGTGCGTGACAAGTCGTTTGCCTTACAGGAGGAGGCGCTGAACAATCTGCGTGGCAATCGTAAGCTGACGAAGGCGAAGATGGGCGATGCGCTCGCTTCGTTGAAGCCGACGGAAGACCAGACGAAGGTCATTGCACGTATCTTGCTCGCCTTGAAGCATACGCAGACGGTGTGCTTTGACGAGGTTGGGAAAACCGTGTGGACGATGCCCGAGGATTTGCGGGCGTGGAGCGGCTCGTTGCGGACGATTTGGGTGGATGTTCGGTGCGAGAAGATGCTGGATTTCAATGATACTGGTCGCCCGATTCACTTGGGGTGGTGGTTGTCCGAGCGGGAGAGAGAGGGCTGGAAGATTGAATGGCCTGTGTCAGAGGATGGATATGAGGAGATGAAGCAGATTTGCGCTCAGCGTGGAATTAGCGTCCGTGCTGCTGGGGAATTGGTGGGGCAGATTAGCCCGAAGAAGCCGAAGAAGGACGATTATGCGCGTGTTTTGGGGCGCTGATACGCTATGGAATATTTGTGTGGGGATAAGTAGAATGGCAACGAATGTTCGCCTAAGTACAGAAGATCTTATTAAAGATGTAAATGGCAAACTGAAAACTGGATATTACAATGACAAGCCTGGTGAAAAATCAAAGGTTTTGGCAGAGGTAAAAGGAAGAATAAAAAGTTATCAAAAAGAAGTGAAAGGTTTAAGGGCAGAGGGTCTCTCGACAGAAAAGCAAAAAAAAGCAGACCAATTTCTAAAAGGCTATGAAAAAATGTTAAATGACCTTGAAGAAATTAATAAGCGCCTTTCTCCAGCCGTGGAGGAGGTGGAGGAGGTGGTGGTTGTGGCAAATACTTCTACATCGGCAACTGCTGCAGCAAATGCTCTTTCTAGGCTGACTTTGGGAGGTGCGCCTCCTGCTGCTGCTGGGCCTGCTGCTGCTGCTCCTGCTGCTGCTGCTGCTCCTGCTGCTGCTGGGCTTGCAGTACAAGAAGTACATGTTTGCCCAGAAGGAGTAGGTGAGTTATTTAGACTAGGTGGAGACGAATTGAAGGATGGCAATTGTTTTTACAGCTCTATATATAAGGCAGCACTTCACCATTCTGAGAAAGGATTAGTGAATAGAATATATGAATTATTTGATGGAAAATATGCTGCTGCCCCAGCAGCAAAGGCTGCTGCCCCTGCAGCAAAAGCTGCTGCTGCCCCTGCAGCAAAAGCTGCTTCTGCCCCTGCAGCAAAAGCTTCTGCTTCTGCTGCCGCAGCAGCAAAACCTATTCCAGAAGAAAGAATATTTATAATGGCACTTCGTGCGAAAACGGCGCAGCTTATGCGTACAGGTGTGTTTGAAGAAATAAAACAAAGGCGTATAAGAAATGTTAATGCAGACCCAAGTATTGGAAAGAACAGGGCAACAGAAGCCGAAAAGGAAGCACTTCGCCAACAACAACGGGATTTAGTGTTTACTTTATTTGATAAGTTATGGGAAAATTCTGAAGGAGAAAATAATTTTATGTATACTTCTTGGTTAGAGGAAACTCCTATAGAAATACGTAGATTCATAGCAGATAGGCAATTTCGTACTATATATCCTGTCAAGAATCTGGAAAACGAGCAGAGGTTTTATAGTGATATTGCAACTTTTATTCAAACATGGAAAGTGTATGCAAGTGAAACAGATATTTCTGTTGTAAGACATCATTTGTCAAAGAGTGGTATTGCTCTCGAGGCTGTAAGTGCAATAGATACAAAAAAGTGTATGTATTTCGGAATAATGCCTGTTTTATGGTTATTCAAACAAGCTTTTTATGATGGCACAGGAAAACTGGTTAGTGGAAACCATTTTGGATATTTTCGCAAAGATGATTGCTCTACTCTACACGACCCCTGCTCAGGAGAACGTATTAATTTAGATCATCTTTCTCATCCAAGAAACCCAGTAAAATACCTGGAAGAAAAGATAAAGATTATTGCGGCAGCCCACGCCGCAAGGCTAGAAGGCGGGGGTGGTGGCGGTGGTGGCGGTGGTGCAAGCGCAGCAGCAGCAGCAGCAGCAGCAGCAGCAGCAGCAAATGCTGCTGCTTTTGGCCTTACCCCTGCGGAGTTAAATGAGCAAAAGGAAGCCTGGGCGAAACTTAAAGGTCAAAAGCCGCCTGGAAATCCAAGAAAGTCAAGAAAGACACGTAAAAACAGAAGGAAATAAGCTAAAGTAAAAAGGAAGTATAATAAATACACCGATTCGGTGTGATTTATTATGTTTCTGTAGATTGATTTAGCTTAGCGCCTGTGCTCTAGCACTTGACCGCGATATACGCATTCAGCGTAGAGGCGAAAGAAATCCAGACCAAATAGGGGACGAAAATCCATTTCGCCGGTGAGTCCATCAGAAGAATAGATTTCACGGCGACGGCAATCATGAGAATCAGTAAGGCGAGTGCCAGTCGGGCATTCGCTGTAAATAGCGGAACCCAGCACAAATTCAAGACAAGTCCGAGAATGAGATAATTTCTCGTTTCCGCATGATTCCATTCCAGATATAATACGAGGGCATAGAGGACATACAAAATCGGCCATACTATTTGAAAAACAATGCTGGGAGGTTGCCACGGGGGTCTCGCGCATTTGTCGTACCACATTTCTATTATGTGCCGTCAAATTCAAACCCCCACACACAGCCACCCAGAAGGGAACAAATCAGGCCTCGCATTAGAAAACCACTTGGACGGATAGAAGACACGACGAGTTCCTGAAAGATATGCGCCCCACCAACTAAATGTGCTATTTGCGATAATTGCTCCTCCTTTACAAGAAGCCATTAGTGCAAGAGAATCCAGCTCGTCTGGCTCATCCACGACTTCATAGGAATTCAACCAAAGCTGCCCACGACACCATTCTGGGTCGTCTGATATGACGAGAAACCGTTTCCCATACAGATTCTCACTCATATATTCTTTCATAGCGTCCGTATAGTATTTCTCTCCCACGCCTCCATACAAATGTGTCAAAGGAACATAATCACCTCTTCTTACATGTAGGAAAACGGCGTCGCTCGGTGAAGAAATCCTGTATTTCTCACGCATTGTCGTAATCTTATGACACAATGCACTGAGCATATCATTAATGACCAGCGGAATAACATCACGAATTGCGGGGAGATATTGAAAATATCCGTCGAGGAGAATGGTCCCAGATATAAACAGGGAAGCTGGAGTCCACGGTTGAAAACAATCCAAATCTCCTTGTTTATATGTGGAATATACGATAGGCATAGAATCTGCAGGAACAGCCCTCGTATATAGCCTCGGGCTATATCTGTAATCACGCCCCGAATGTTTATTCAGCCGCGCCGGCAGCATATACAGCGTCCCTCCTCCCAGAGCATTTTGCACAGCAATGCCCGCACAGAGCTGGAAAAGCTGATTGCCAATTCCTCCTTGCGGCAACACGTAGATGTTCGTCATCTATCTCTTACTAATACAGAATGTCTATAAGACCAATGGCGAGTTTATTTATGAATTAATATATCTTTTTCTATATACATAGTAATGTTTTTAATCAAAGTTTCATTATAGATTTCGTTTGGAAAAGCAATAGAATTTCTACAATCGTGGCGACAAGATGGTAAGATTTCATCTATTAAAAATACTGTGTAATTATGTTTTTTTAAATACGATAATATAATATCATAATCATCAATCTCTAGATGTTGTTCAAATGAAATCAATGGTCTACACTTTTCTATGAGTGAAATACTCCCTTCTAATATTTTATACTCCATTCCTTCAACATCCAAATGAATATAACCAATGTTATCAATTACCTTTGTTTCATATAGATAGTCTAGTGATACTGCATTTACTCTATTCTTTCCAGTTAATCCTGGGTTTCTATATACAAATGAACAATGGTCTATACTATCATTTGTAGTTAATATTTCATTTATATTACTTATTGCTAACTGTATTATTTTAACATTTCCTATATTGTTCAATTCGCAAGTTTTATTTATAAAGTGGCAATTTTCTGGAGAAGGGTCAATCGCATAAACAATACCATCTATATTTTTCGCCCAAGGCATACTGTTATCACCAATCCAAGCACCCAAATCTATAATATTATTCTTGATGATTTTTTCTTTTATTAAGAATGTATTGATTCTTCTAAATAAAACTTCATAATTATCGCGCCCTTTAAAATCATTAGAAAAAGGGTGATTTATTAATGAAATTCTAACGAAATCATCATTTGTAAATACAGCAAAATCCATTCTTATATTATACCATAGTTAATATATACTTAAATCCCCCTTTAGTTTAAACGAATTGACATTATTTATATATATAATGTATAAGATATATACATTTTGGACAGATACAAATCTTATGAGCGAACAAAGAAAAAGGTGTTTAGAAAGTTTACAAAAAAATTCTGATGTGGAGGTAGTATTAGTCACTTACGAGAATCTTAGTAGTTATATTATTGAACCATTACATCCTGCTTATTATTATTTAAGTGCTGTTCATAAAGCTGATTATTTAAGAACATACTTTATGAATTTCTATGGTGGTGGTTACAGTGATATTAAAGAAACTACATCTTCATGGAAAGAATCATTTAACACATTATCTAATAGCGACAAATGGATGATTGGATATAAAGAAATAAACGGTGGAGTTGCATATCAACCGTATGTAAATGAATGGAAAGAATTAATTGGAAACTGTGCATATATATGTAAGCCACATACACCTCTAACTAAAGAATGGTATTCTGAAATGTTAGAGTTATTAGATAATAAATTAGAAAGGCTAAAATTAAATCCTGCTACCCAACCCCGTGATTGTTCAGAAGCTTCGGGTGGTAAATATCCAATAGAATGGAATGAAATGCTTGGAAGAATTTTTCATAAGATTAATTATAAACATAAAGATATGGTTCTAAATACATTACCTCTTCCTAAGTTTAACAATTATTTATAAAATTCTTTTTTGACCTTGTATGATATTTATGAAAGACGTAATAATCCCCACCGGAGCCGGTCGGATAAAATCCATGACTCATATACCACGCCTTCAAACGGTCAGATATAGGCCATAAATATAAACTCGGAACTTTTTCAAGGATATGTCTCAACAAGGTGGTACCTACTCCTTGACCTCTGACGTGTGCATAAACACCAAAGAAATATAAATACTTCAGTGTCTTATGTTTCGGAATAACAATGGCAAATCCCGCTAACTTACCATTCGATCCGAACCACCCACATGTTTCTTCCACTCGTTGCGCCCATACTTTGTCGAGCTCTTTCACAGGAAATTCGGAGATATCAAATGATTCTTTGAAAATGGCACATACATCTTTATAATCGGATTGTGTCAAAGGGTGTATGCCTTGTTTTCTGGGTCTCAAACACATTTGCTGGGTTCTTAAACACATTTGCTGTTTTGCCTCTGGGAATAAAAATTGCCACCCAACTAAAGGTTTTCAACATAGTCTCCAATTAGAACGGATGGAACTCTATCCGGCCGAAGTTGATAGACTTGGTCGGCTCGTAGAGGAATGGACTCTACACGACGATCGTGAATTAGAGGCCACATTCAAGAATGCGTCGGATACGACTACCTTCTTGGCGGTTGCACAACGTCTGCGCGCCAAGGGGTATACGGCCATGCCCCAGGAAGACAAGATGAATATTATCACGCCCCAGCAAGTGCGTTTTACTCTAACGGGCATGAGCGCAATCGAGTCCTATTGCCGAGATGATGTGCTGGAGGGCAAGCCGTTTGAGGCGATGACGAAGCAGCGTGCCGGCGAAGAGAGCAATCTCGACGTGGATAGCTACGGAGTGCGCATGAAGGTGCGCCGAGAGAATCCTCTTGCAGCAACCGACCCGACCGTGCGTGATATGCTGAACAACTGGTCCACGCAGCGGAAGGCGTTTCGTATCTTGCGGCGCTGGACCTTTGTCGGCAAGGGCGTCCGCTTTGACCTGAGT